CGTATATGTTTAAGAATATGTTAAAAGTTTTAAGCGATAAAGCTAAGGAGCAGCAAAATGCCAGTAGAGGTAAAAGGGGGCGTTGAGCTACGTAAGGCTCTAAAAAAGTTTACCCCTGACCTGGCTAAAGCGTTGCCTAAAGAGGTAGCAACTGCTCTTAAACCTATAGTTAAAACTGGTAAAGGATACCTGCCCGATAATGGACAGATACTAAGCGGCTGGCTGACACGGCCTAATTCTATGGGCACGTTCCCTACCTATGATGTGAGCATAGCAAAATCTAAAATAGGATATAAAACTACGCCCTCAAAACCCAACTCTAAAGGCTTTAGATCCTTAGTCAGTATCTTTAACAAAAACGCCGCCGCATCTATTTATGAGCGTATGGGTAAATTAAGCCCTGAGAGTGTCTTTGTAAAAAACCAACAGCAAAAATATAATGCACCTTTTAAGGGTCAGGGTAGGATGCAAGGCCGCGTTTTATTCAGGGCCTACGATGAGAATAACGGCAAAGCTAGAGATGCGGTCATAACAGCCATTAACTCAGCCGCGGCTGCCCTTAATAAAAGTACAAAGGTGTAATTATGGCTAGCGTAGTTATAGATATAGCCTCGGAGTTCACAGGCAAAAAAGCATTTAGTAAAGCTGAAACAGCCACTAAGACACTTACTAAAAGCGTAAAAGGTTTAGCTGGAGCTTTTGGCCTAGCTTTTGGCGCTAGAGGCGCGATGCAGGCAGTAAGGGCTTTTGCTGCCGATGACAAAGCCGCTAAGGTACTAAGCAAAACTCTTAATAACTTAGGGTTAGCCTTTGCTGACCCAGCCGTTAAAACTTTTATATCTGAGTTAGAAAAACAATACGGCGTACTCGATGACAAGTTACGCCCTGCTTATCAGATGTTACTGACCAGTACGGGCAATTATATTAAGTCGCAAGATTTACTACGCACAGCCCTTGACCTTAGCGCTATGAGTGGGGTTGACGTAGTAAGCGTGTCGGCAGATTTATCAAAGGCCTACCAGGGTAATACCCGTGGCTTAATGAAGTACCAGCTAGGCCTAAGTAAAGCCGAGCTAGCAGCTATGAGTTTTGAGGAGATTTTAGCCCAGGTGGCTAAGGTCAGTAAAGGCCAGGCACAGTTAGCAGCTGACTCTTACGCAGGATCGTTAGACAAACTAACCGTAGCGGGTGCAAACGTAGCCGAAACACTAGGCAAAGATTTAGTAGATGCCCTTGCAATTTTAGGCGGTGAAGGTGGACTACCTAAAACTCTTAGCCTTATAGAGTCTATGAGTGGTGCTATAGGTACTGCCATTATTTACGCTGCACGTTTTGCACGAGTATTAGACATAATTACTGGCAGCGGTGCCTTTAATATGCTGGGTGATCTTAACAAAGCCTTTGCAGAGTTTGAGGCGCAGGATAAAGCAAGAGCCGCTAGTAAGTTTGCTGGTACAGGTATGGCTACCTCATATCAAGGGAAAAAGGCACAAGATGCGCAGGCCCTTGCTGCCGCTAAAAAGATTACTAATGAAAATAAAAAAACAGCGGCAGCAGCACTAGCTACAGCTAAGGCTAAACAACTATCTCTAGCAATAGACAAGGCTAACCTAGCTTTAAGCAAGGGCGCAGATGTTTTTGATTTAGACAAAATCCAACTTAACGCAGCGCTAATAGGCCAGGCTGAGGCGCTAGGCAAAGCCACTACTGGCTCACAGATATTAGCTATAGCCAACGATGTACAGCGCCTAAAGGTTAAGCAAGATATAAACGCCCTTGAAGATGCCATAGCCTCAAAGGATGAGGCGGCTATCCTAAAAGCTACTGCCAAACTAAACGAGGACTTAAAGATATTAGGCGCCTTGCAGCGCCAAGACGCCAAGCTGCTAGACATAAACAAGGTCTTAGCAGGTATGAAATCCACGGATCTTATTAACCTAGCTAACCTACAAGCTGCCCTAGACCTGCTAGCTAAGTTTAAGTTCCCTACCTTAACTATGCCTGGATACGTAGATACAACTACCAAGCCAAGCCCGTTTGTAGGCCAGCCAGTTATTCCAAAATTGACAGGTGATGAATCTATAGCAGCAGTTTTAGAGTATTCAGATGCAGTAACCGCTTTAGCTACGGCTATGGCAGATACCTTAGATGAACAGAATTACCAAGATTATCTATCACTAATTGAGTTCCAAAGAAAACTAGGAGACTTTGGCGGCTACAGCGCCAATATGAACACAGGCGCAGGCTATGGCGCAGGCAACATAACCGTAACCGTAGTGGACAAGACAAGCGGACTCATAGAAGTAGTACAAAATGCCGTACAAGAAAATAACAGGTTTGGCAATAACCTTAATTTTGCTGGGGCGCTATGACCCTGCCAGTTATTAACGCTGTTATTAACTTTAGTACTGGGCCTAGCTTTGCTCAAGCGATGATTTTAGACAGCGGCATATTAGGCACCAATATCCTGGCCGATGCAGCTAGCGTTATTGTGGACGTATCTAACGTAGTAGATAGTATTGAGACAAAGCGCGGGCGCAACCCACAGGCTGACCAATTCCAAACTGGCACTCTTACTATGCGTATCGTTGACCAAAACGGAGACTTTAACCCACAAAACCCAAGTAGTCCCTATTACAACCTTTTAACGCCAATGCGTAAAGTACAGATTACGGCTACATACGGCGCGACTACTTACCCTATCTTTGCTGGCTTTATTACTACCTATACAACTAGCACACCTAAAAATGCCCTTGATGTGGTTTATACAACTATCACAGCTGTAGATGCCTTTAGGCTGGCACAAAATGCACAAATCAGCACAGTAGCGGGCACCTCAGCGGGTCAGCTTAGCGGTGCAAGAATTAACGCCCTACTAGATGCTATTGACTGGCCAGCCTCTATGCGTGACGTAGATGCAGGCTTAACCACAATGCAGGCAGACCCAGGCACAGCCCGCACAAGCCTTGCAGCTATGCAGACTGTGGAGACTAGCGAGTACGGAGCCTTGTATGTTGATGCCGCTGGCTCGTTTGTCTTTCAAGATCGTGCAGTAACCGCTGGCAGTACAGGGGCTACGCCTACAGTATTTAACGATAACGGCACAGATATTAGTTATTTCGATGCGGTGTGGCGCCTTGACGATACCCTGGTTTACAACTCAGCCAGCGTTACCCGTACAGGCGGCACAGCCCAGGTAGCCATAAACCAGCCCAGCATAGATAAGTATTTTGTTCATAGCTATAACCAACAAAACTTACTAATGCAGACCGATGCCGTAGCCCTGGATTATGCACAGGCATACGTTGCATCTAGGGCTGAGACTAGTATCCGCTGCGATGCTATACAGCTAGACCTTTATACCGATAACTACAACTTAGGCATTATTGCAGCCCTCAGCCTTGACTACTTTGACCCTGTAACTATTACAACTAACCAGCCTGGCGGATCAACGCTAACTAAGACTTTGCAGGTGTTTGGCGTTGCTATGAGCATTACGCCTAACAGCTGGAAGACAACACTTACCACTTTAGAGCCGATTATTGACGGCTTTATATTAGACTCAACCATATACGGCTTGCTTGACAGCGGCGTATTAAGTTACTAAGGAGATAGGACTATGGCAGCTGGATTAGGTTTTAAGACCTTTACTACTGGCGAGGTACTTACGGCAGCTGACACTAACGGCTACCTAATGCAAGGTATTAACGTCTTTGCATCCACGGCGGCGCGAGATGCAGCTATCACCTCACCACAAGAAGGGCAGTTTGCTTTTACTAAAGACACTAACGGCCTTTGGTACTATGACGGCGCAGCCTGGGTAGCTTCAGGTGCTACTGGAGATATTGAAGGCGTAACGGCTGGCATAGGTATTAGCGGCGGCGGCACAAGCGGCACAGTAACTATTACTAACTCAATGGCTACAGCTATAAATGCTAAAGGCGATTTAGTAGCTGGCACAGCTGCAGATACTTTTGACCGCCTAGCAGTAGGCACAAACGGGCAAACACTTGTGGCGGATTCTTCCACTTCTACTGGCTTGAAATGGGCTGCGCCTAGTACTGGCGGCTCGGCGGTGGTTGTTGCAGAAGCCACATTTACTGCCGCCTCAAGCGTCACTGTTGATAATTGTTTCACTAGCACTTATCGCAACTACCAAATTGTGTGCAATTACACGACTTCAGGCGGTGGCGGTGTGCGTTTTCGTGTGCGTGCAGGAGGTAGTTCAATTAGTACGGCTACCTACAATTTTCAACTATTTGATTCTAAAAGCACAACTAACACAGGTGATAGAGGCGTGGCAGACACTAGTTATGTAATGGGCTTTGGTACTAGTGGTTCATTCAATTCATCATTTAATGCAATGATTTACAATCCACAAATTGCAACTCCAACAACATTTTTTAGCCAATGTTCGCAACAAGATGGCGCATTGAACGCACCTGTTGTCGCTTTATCAGCAGGAAATCAAACAGGCGCAACGGCTTTTGATGGATTTGAGTTTATTAATGGGGGAACAATGACTGGAAACTATACTGTCTATGGATTAGGAAAGACGATATGAAAATAAACGACAACGGCATTGACAGAGATATGACTAAGGCAGAGCAAGATTCACACGATTTATTTGCAGCAGCAGAAGCAGAAGCCTTAGCAGCAGCAGAGGCAGAAGCGGTTGCTGTTTTAGCAGCAAAAAAAGCAGCACAAGCAAAACTTGCTGCACTTGGCTTGACTGCTAATGACTTAAAGGCACTTGGGCTATAAGTGGAACACTTGACTAAGAAAGTAACTAAGGATGCAGACTAGCTACAACGGCTGGCCAGCATCTAAGGAGCAGGCTGAGATAGGCGTAAAGCCTTTCAAGGTTGAGGGCACAAGCCTTAAAATCCGATGTGCTGAAAAGGTAGCGCCGTTGCTTATTAACTTTGCTCAAGAGTTTAACGAGCTAATAGAGCCAATAGAGGGCGGCACCTTTGACGATTGGGGCTACGCCTACAGAGACGTAAGAAATGTGCCAGGTAAACTCAGTAACCACGCTAGCGGCACAGCTATAGACCTAAACGCGACAAAGCATCCTTTAGGCAAGGTAGGCACGTTTGAGGCCAGCAAGGTACCTATGATCCGTGCCTTGGCTAAAAAGTACGGCCTAACCTGGGGCGGGGATTGGACTAGAAAAGACGAGATGCACTTTGAGATAGCTTTAAGCCCTGAAAAGGTCAGGGTTTTAATTACCAAGTTAGGGATAGAAAATGCCAACTAGTTCACAAGTAAGCGTAGGTACTACAGCTACATTATTAGTAGCAGCTAACATTATGGATCAAACCGTATGGCTACATAATCAAGGCGGCGGAGCTGTATATTTAGGCGATGCTAACGTGACTACAGCTAATGGTTACAAGCTAGATAAT